GGTGCAATCGTAATCGTACAAGCTGAATCTAATGTGCCTGTATATTTAACATACATCGCCCTTACTGGGTCTGTAGCTCCATCTGCTACTGTAGATGTATGCGTGTCTGCGTTAGTGGTTATTGCTTCAGTTCCAAAGCCTAAAGCTTCACCAATCAACTCTAAGTTTGTGTTTGTCGTATCACCCCAAGTTCCTGACGCATCACCTGTTGCCATTTCATTGAGTCTTAAATCGTTTACGTATGAGCTTGCCATAATTTATATCTCCGCTTTGATTATATTACCTTTTTGTTGCATAGTTAAGCAACTTCTTCCCACCCTGGATTTTGTGTATCTGACACTGAACTCCACGTTGGAGACTGACTGTCACTCACTCCTGTCCAACTTGGATCTTGTGTATCATCTACAGGGCCCCAAACTAATATTTGACTGATTGCTCCTGTAGCTTCTACACCTGTGGGTATTGCTGTAGCAGCAGCTGTAGTGGTTACTGTTCCTACTGCACCTGTTCCTGCAACACCAGTGATACTAAATACGTTATCTGTAACTGTATTTACACTTCCTAAAGCCGTAGTAGCCGCAACACATGTTGGGAATACGTTAGCATCACACGTTACAGTTTCATCGCCTAAGGATATTGTAGAAGCAGCACCTGAAACACCAGTTATTGCAGCTCCTGCAGTAATTACATTACCTAATGCTGTGGTACCTACTACACCTGTTTCTACTAAGTTAGCGTCACCTGTAGGAGTTAAAGTACCTAAACCGCTTGTCCCCGCTAAACCTGTTTCGGTTACATTAGCAGCTCCCGTAGCTGTTAAAGATCCTAAACCAGAAGTAGCCGCAACACCAGTCACAGAAATATTTGCAATACCTGTAGCTGTTAGAGATCCTATCCCTCCTGTTCCAGCAACAGTTGTCGGAGTTACATTTGCTTGCCCTGTAGCTACAAGTGAGCCGATTCCTCCTGTGCCATTAACGCCTGTTTCAGAAACGTTTGCGGCAGCGGCTACAGTAAGGGATCCTAAACCACCTGTTCCAGCAACACCAGTTTCGGCTACATTAGCCTGTCCTGTTACCGTTAAACTGCCTAACGCAGAAGTGCCCGCTAACCCTGTTATTACAACAGGATCTTCTTCACTCCAAGCCCCAGAACCCCAAGTTCCGCGACCCCAGCCCGTTACGTTAGCCATAGGCTGTTTATGCTATTCTTATAACTGCGTTACTTGCGTCTGCTGTTGGAAATTGAATAGTAAAACTTCCTGCAGTTGATGTTTTATCTCCACCAAAATCAAATACAGCAACAGCTGGATCGCCTGAAGCAGTATCGTTGTAAATCATACACCCTCTAGCGGTTACAGTAGCAGTACCAAAAGTTAAATCTGCAAAATCTGTAAACCCTGTAGTTCCAGAAGATGTTGGATTAATATTAGTTAACGCTGCCCCACCCGCAGTGTAATTTGTTCCTGATGCTTCTTGGCTTGTGCTGTAAGCTGTGGTAGCAGCAGTCATGGTTGCAGAACTTGTATATAACGCTAGTTTAAAACTATTACCACCTGAGGCAAGAAAGTTATGTTTTGCTTCTAATAGTTCTTTTTTAAAGCTAGTGCACATTGCTTGTGTTATAGCCATTATAGTCTCCTTATAATATTTGCTAGGTCATGTTGACCTTGTTTTTCTAATTCATTACATATTGTACAAACGTGGTTTTTTACAGCCTCGTGCATATAATAAGTAATAACTTTTTTGCATGCTTCTCTAAAAGCATGTGCTTGTGCCCTAATGGGTGCAGGGGCTTCGTCGCTAATAGAAACTAATCTCTTAGTAGCCATTTCTGCAACTTCTTCTACAGTGTGCCCTCTGTTATTCGTTGTGGTAACTCCAAGGTTACCAACTTCTGTTTCAGAATTAAGTGAAAACATTAATACTCCTCTGGTTCTGGTGGTAGATCATTTCTATCTATCATTTGCGGTTCAGGTTGGTTAGTCTGCTCTACCTCCGACCATTTACATGTTTTTATTGTACCTTCTTTTTGATAAGTAATAATAGGGTCTTTTAACCTATGGTAACCATAAAGTTTTTCTTTAGTGTCCATGTTGGTTTCTAACAGGTTTGACCTTGGCGCAACAGAAATATTTATTTTATTCTCCATACATTTAGCTAACCAAAATTCACAACAAGCTTTACCAGACTCTGCGAAATGCATGTTTGTTTTATATGTAAAATCTACGCCAAACACAGTTAAGTGGTTCACTTGGTTCCATAACGCAAAAGCTATGGCATACGCCACCGTATTATTAAAATACGCACAACCTAAATCTTCAATTAAATAAGGTAAGGGGTATTCTTCTGCATAAGGGACTCTGTCGTCAAGTTCACAAGTGTATATTGGGTGTTTTGCTTGAGGAAGATATTTCCTCATCATTTGAGTCATACTTCCTGCATCTTCCGTATCTAAAAACCTGGACATGGGGTCTAGTATAAAAGCTCTATCTATTTCAGGTAAAACTCCAATCATCGCGTTTACAGCCCATATTTCATCAAAAGCTAAACTATGTGCTCTTGATAAGTGATAATCTAATTGACTTTGCCCCATCGCTACTAAAGCAACGTTCGCATCTTTTAGTTCACTTATAGGTTCTTTTAACATAGCTACTGAGGCGGAACTCTTAAACTATCGTATCTCGCCTCGTCTCTTTCGTCTTTTGATTCACCTAGTAATTTTAACCTTGCTAATCCTTCTTGATATTTAACATCAAAAGTTTGTATTTCAGCAGGTGGAAGTTTCATAAAAATAGCCGCCTCAACTAAAGAACCATATAGCAAAGTATTGGATGCATTTGTTGACAGCCACGTTGAACCGCTATCACCTGAATCTACTAAAGAAGTTGGTCTATAAAAATAATGTAATTCAAAAGTATAATTACTATTTGGAGCGGGGGCTAAAATAAAACTATTATTATCGAACAGTGCATAAAACAAAGGTTCTCCTGTTGTCGCTACCGCAGGAGTGTAATCTCTAATCCAAGACACATGTTTTAATAATAAATAATTGTAATTACTACTACTGTCTATTACAGCTAAACTAAAAGGAGCTAAAAAATCATCTGGAGCACTTAAATAAGTATTGCCTGAAGACGCTGTACCTGTGACGTTTTTTCTAAAAACAGGAAGTTCTACAGATTTTAAAATCTTTTCTTCTGCTTGTTTTATAAATGTTGGTATTGTGTTCGTGAACGTGGTTTCAGTGTTATCCATGTAATTTTGGATAGCTGTTGTTAGTTCACTATATGTAAATCCTGCTGCCATTAGTCTGTACTCACTGTTACATCACCCAAAGCCGTTTTTCCTTGTTCTCCAGAAAAGACACTACCTATATTAGGATCGTCTCTAAATCTCATCATGTTTGTTCCTTTTTGACTTATTACAGAATCTGAAGGATTTCTAGTTGTAATTCTACCTAATTGTGCTTGCGGTAAACTTACATCAGGTCTCGGTTGCCATAAAGCCTCTGCATCAACTGGAGGGTGTACTGGGTCTAACTGAGGGTGTTTTGGTTCGTAACACTCAGAACAAACCCTAGTGTGGTCCCATTCAGTTAACATAGATAAATACGGGTAGCTGAATCCGCACCTATCACAAATAGCTTTTGCATATTTACCACTGGCGTATGCCATTAGATTCTTCCACTCCTTGACGGAACTAAATGTAATGAAGATCTATCTTCATCGTATCTAATAGCGTTTTGAAGATTTTGTTCATACAACGGTTGGATAACTTGAAGTTTTTGTGTGTTCTTTTTTAAACAAAGATAATACGCTAACCCAGAAACTAAACAGGGCATAAATCTATTCGGAATATCTAAATCATTAACCGATGCTGTTGCGTCTTGAATTCTTTGCCAAGAATAGTAAATGAGTTTGTCCGTTGAGTTCTCGGGTGCTGGATAAAGATGAATAACGGGGGTTATTAACCGTTCTAGCCAAAACTGTGTTGGTCTAGCTTCTGTTGCTTTTACAGGGATGTTTATATACTCATTACGATCTATCCTGCTTAACTCAAAATCAGTTACGGTAGAACCAACTGTTCTTTGAATATAGGCATCTAAAATATCTATATCGTATTGATTAAGAGTGTACGTTTCATCGCCTTTTGTTAAAGTTTGTTCAACTTTAACAACTTCCCACATCTGAATACCTCTGTTTGCCCAATCTGCAAACATAATATTTAACGAGCGTCGAGCAGTTACGGCATCATATGACGTGCGGGCTTCTAGACCCGCAAG